TGCCGCTTCTTCACTCGAGGCAAATGAGTCCACATACATGCCATCAAGAGTATACTGATACACTCTCTTGGATGCGTGATGCTTCTCACCTGTCTTCCCATACATAGGATGCTTCTCACCGGAAGATGATTCGCTCATTTTTTGTTTGGTCTCCTCTGTGTGTTTCTTCCCATAAAAGTGATTCTTCTCACCAGATTTTGCTTCGCTCATTTTTTTCTTGGTATCCTCAGCGTGTTCCTTCCCAAGTTTTGCTTCACTCATTTTTTGCTTGGTTTCCTCAGCGTGTTTCTTCCCATACATATAACACTTCTCACCGGATAGTGCTTCACTCATTTTTTGCTTGGTTTCCTCAGCGTGTTTCTTCCCATACATAGGATGCTTCTCACCTTTTTTGGATTCGCTTATTTTTTTCTTGGTCTCTTTGCTTCGCTTGCCAGTGGCACCACCGCCTTCCATGAGATTGTACCCACCAGGCGCAAGAGTTCCCAGCAATGCCACGAGCATCTCCTCATAGAAGTTCAGGTCCTCATCGGGAACCTCATACCAGTCTTTTTCCACTTTTTCCCATCCGTACTTTTGGATGGCATTACATACTGCCACGCAACCGCTGCTTGGATATTGATGTGCTTGGAAGCGTTTTTCTATATCACGAATAGTTTGCCCGATGTAACTCTTTTTTGATGGAAAAGTGAGCCTGTAAATGAAACCCATTTGGTTAATTACAATAAAAATTCCATTATATCTCTACAAGTGTCGATATATATTAAATGACAACCCAAAAGTAACCGTCATAACTAACGCCATCGCGCAAAGCAGCATGAATACATGAACGCTCGACAGGGTCGTTCGTGATTGACTTGACGGACGAAAACTTTGTGTAACAAAACTTTGTCTCACAAAATCTGACGATAGTTCCAGCAACTTCGATGGCTTCCATTGTTGTGTCTCGCTGGTTCCGCACTTTACCCCTGGCAACTACTGTAGAAGGTTTCTTCTTTGCCTTTGAGCGCTCCTTGGCAATACGAGCAAGATGTTTCTTGTACGAAAACCACTGGTCGTCGTCCATGACGATGCACTTTTCTGTGTCATCATCCATCACCGCCGCCGGGTGAGATGTCATCAATGACTTCATGTGATAGACAAGCGCAGATGTATCATCCACCGCTGAACCAACACTGATGTCAGGCTCTGTTTTCATGACAAGTCGAACCATTTTTGTCTATAATCACGGTTTGTGATACAATGAGATTTTGTCGATATATATGTATATCGACGAAAACTGAAACTGACTGGTGTGCTACTTGGTGATAGGTTTCACCTTCTTGAGATACAGATTCTGGTGCTCAATGGACCACCGTTTCAACTTGAGAAAGAGAGGAGGAGGAGGAACTATGTAAATAGTTTTGGCGGTTGGTGTTTTGATGTATGCGGAATTGCGATAGACGTCCCACTGAGTTGCCATTTGACTTATGACACTGATTTATTTTATTTTATACCTTTTAGTGTCCGTGGTCAAATGACACATATATCGACAAAACTGAGTTTTCACTGGTCATAGAGATTTTTTTATGTTTGTTACAAGTGTTTGTTGGTCAAGTTTATTTGATCAAGATATCGAAGCTGTTCCTTTTTGTGATAGAATCCTACATACTTTTTTAGAAGGAATGTTTTTAAGAGTTTGTAATTTGTGTTTGTTCTCCAATTTTGCAATGACATATGAAACATCGCATTTTCTGTTGCATTGCATTTTACGGCAATTTTGAGATGTTGTTCTAATATAGAATATCTATCATATATCCATTTGGATATTCTACGGATAGCGTCAAATTTACCAGAAATCTTCTGACCATGCAAATCTAAATATGCCTGGTAGACATGGAATAATTCTTCCATTTGTTTTGATGCAAAGTATATCTCATGGACATGGGTCTCTAAATTTCTCAAAGCTGCAAATCCTTCTTTATTATCTTTCAACCATCTTTTCTTTTCTTCACGATATAAAATTTGTTTTTCCTTAGACTCACCTCTTTCTAACTCCATCGGTTTTGTAGAGTAGATAGGGCCATTTTTTATATATATGTCCATGAACGACCCCGGTCTATCCAGTTCTCCTATCCTGTCCAAGATAGATCTTAAATTCCAAACTATTGCCGACTCAATTTTCGTAATTTCTTGCGCCATCAATTTGTCGTGTACTTTCAGTTCTCGTCTATGTAAGTATGGGAGATTATACTTGAGACGCACATCCAATAATTTCATATTCTTGCTCATTGGCATGTGTTCTTTGAATAACATTTTTTTGGTCTTCTGCAAATCATTGATTTTTTTTTTCAAAACGGATTTTCCATGCGACAGTCTATTCCTATGACCTGTTTGAAATAATCTTGCTGCTGGAATAATACGTGTTGTGGTATGATGACTACCAGGCGCATATAGATAACCTATGTTATGTGATACACTTTCTAGATCTTCTTTCAGAGTCATCTTTTTTTACTCCACTTTTTTTTTCTGTCAAGATAACACTATATTAATGTATCAAGCTTCATGTATATCGACAAAACTTAGATATTACCATCTCTGGAACTTGAAGCGTAGACACAATGAAGATCACAATCGCCGCTCTCCAGTTTTCCGTATCCAAGAATGTCGAGGACAACCTGCGCACCGCAGAGCGCATGGTGAGGAACGCGGCGGCCAATGGTGCCAATGTCATTGTGCTTCCGGAGCTTTTTTCAACCAGATATTTTTGCCAAGAACAAAATCAGAAATGGTTTGCGCTCGCCGAGCGAGTTGATTGCGATATGGTGTTCAGGTTCAAAAAACTTGCGCAAGAACTTGGTGTGGTCATCCCAATTTCCTTTTTTGAGCGAGTAGTAAACTCTTATTATAACACGGTTGTTGTAGCGGATGCCGATGGCTCAATTGCCGGGGTGTATCGTAAGACACACATCCCTCAGGGGGACTGCTACAACGAAAAGTATTACTTTACCCCCGATGACAATGAGTACGAGGTTTTCAACACCAAGTTTGGAAATATAGGTGTCTTGATCTGCTGGGATCAATGGAACCCAGAGGCGGCACGCTGTCTTGCTCTCGGCGGTGCTGACTTCATTGTGTACCCCACTGCCATTGGTTCGGAGCCCGCTTTCCCTGGTGGTGAGTCATACACGCACTGGGCGCGCACCATTCAAGGACATTCGGCAGCAAGCGGGGTCCCTGTGATTGTTGCCAATCGGATCGGCCGTGAGCGATTTGGAAGGACCAAGATCGACTTCTACGGTGGGTCCTTCGCAACCAACAACAAGGGCGAGGTGGTTTCTCAGGTAGGCGGGGAGCCACAAAAGAATGGAGGTGTAGATCCAGACCCCGTATATATGAAGGGGCATATCAAAATTACCATTGACACCGATGAAAATGATATGTTCCGCGCTGGTTGGGGCCTGCTTCGCGACCGCCGCCCTGAACTATATGGTCGTCTTGTCATTTAGCGCATATCGACATTCATAAAAATATAATGGAATTTTTATTGTAATTAACCATATGGGTTTCATTTATATGCTCACTTTTCCATCAGAAAAGAGTTATATTGGCCAAACAATTCGTGACATACACGAACGCCTCAAAGAGCATCCAGTAAAGCCTGGTTGTGCAGCAGTATACAATGCCATCCAAAAGCACGGATGGGAAAATGTGAAGATAGACTGGTACGAGTGCCCGGATGAGGACCTGAACAAGCACGAGGAACTTATGATAGAAGTGCTTGGTACTCTGTCTCCTGGAGGGTATAATCTACGCGAGGGTGGTGGTGCCACTGGCAAATTGAGTGAAGAGACCAAGCAAAAGATGAGGGAGGCAAAATCAGGTGAGAAGTGTTATTGGTTTGGGAAGGAACACACAGAGGAAGTCAAGCAAAAAATGAGCGACGCACAATCCGGTGAGAAGAATCCTATGCATGGGAAGGAACACGCCGATGAGACCAAGCAAAAGATGAGGGAAGCAAACTCCGGTGAGAAGAATACAACATCCAAGAGAGTGTATCAGTATACTCTTGATGGCACATACGTTGACTCCTATGCTTCGGGTGGGGAAGCGGCACGATCTCTTGGAAAGACTGATGGGGCTTTGATACGTAAGTGTGCTCGTGACAAATGTGAGTCCGCGTATGGTTTCAAGTGGTCTCGAGAAAAGTTGTAATTATATAAAATATCATAGTATATGTAATAATGTTCGGCAACAAGAAACTCAGACAGGAAAGAGACATTGCTCAGGAACGCATACGCCAAAT